GAAAGTTCATTCAACACAATAATATATTCTTGGATTTTTTTATTAGATTGGTTTGCTATTTGGGTGGGTGTCCAGCCAAATTCCTTAGAAAGCATTACTTCTGAAATCACTTGTGGGGGGTTGGGGGGTATTTTGCCATGAGAAGTGCAATATTGCATTACCCCCCGTTTCAGTTTTTTGCTTCTTCAATTCCCAAATTATTATACTTAAGAATCTCTTGAGATAACTTATTTACAAATTCAACTGTAAGATTATCTAAAGATTTCTTATCTACGGGTAATGGTTTATCATCATTACCAGTTAGATTCCAACCTGCGATAGAAAGCAATAGCATATTGTCTGTATTTTCAGAGTTAATATTATCCTTGTCTACCTGCATAAATTGCTTAGCAACACCATAAGATAATTTTTTGATTTTTACTTTAGCATCGCCGATTTGGACTTCTTTTGTGCCACTTGCTAAATATTGTTTGCTCATCTTGACAAATCTCCTTTTGTGTGATATGATTAAATAGGGAGTAGCCATCTGTATTCTATTTACAGCGGGTTTTTAGACATTTTAACCCGACCTCAACTACTCCCCTATTTTTTAATCTTATATACTACTTTCAGTGTTGATGAATTTTATACTTACTTCGTGTAGGTGTTCTATTGCACTACCACCCTCATTATAGATAGCAGTAAATGGTAAATCATGATAGATTTCCTCTACTCCGTCAGCAGTAGGTGTTTCACCCGTAAATACTACTTTGGGTAAGCATATGTTCATTTGATAAGTAGTATCGTTTTGTGTGGAACTAAAATTAAATCTCAATAAAACATCTGTGGCATTTATGAATTTGTCATATACTTCATTGTTTTCAAATGCCATATTAATTGAACCAGTAACATCTCTTAGTCCATTTCTTGGTAGACCACTTCTGGTTTTCTGTCCCAATTTTCCCTTGTCATCTTTCAAATTGTTATTTATGGTAAGCGAACAACTGGTAACATTAATTTCATTCGTAGATGTGTGTCCATCCATATAAACAGTGCATTCACTAAAATTATATGGGGTTAGGGTAGAGATATTAGCAGCACTAGTAGCAGTATCGCCAGTGCTTTCATCTTTGCCCAATATGCTAAATGTAGCAGTTAATGGTTCACCAAGAGAACATTCTAAACCAAGTTCATTTATCATGCAACCATTATAGGTAAAGACTTTAGTTTCTCTATCTACTTCTATTGTCAAACCATCGGGTAGGGTTCCAGATGGCCATATCCAGTGAGTATACAAACCACCCGAAGGACCAATTGTCTTACTAGCACCCAAAGCGTGTTTAAATAACTTCATTAAACCTTCTGGTTGCACTTCAACACTTATGTCTCCACCAACTGTTTCTTTACCCTCTCTAACTACTCGCCTGGCAGCCGAACCCCGTTGATGGTCTGGAAATATCATTTCCTTTTCTTTTTTTAAGCTTTCAGAGGTAATTGGAAAAAAATCTGTGGGCGTAATACTTCCTGATGCCCAATTAGTTTCTTCGCCAATACCAACTTGTGCTTCGTATCCATGAGCTTCCGACATTCTATTTCACCTCAATTTTATGCGTTGGGTGTATAATTAATATACACTGTTAGTTCTAATTCTCCGCCGAACAGCGGTGTGTCTTCATACATAGATAACCCAAATCTAAATCTTCCCATTTCAGTGGTTCTTACTCCCAAACTAGAACTGCCGATTTTTCTATCAGCTTGCAGGGTATCCTGTATGTTTTTGATTAAATCTTGTATTGCCTGAATACCAGTTAGATAATCCATATATTCTGTATAAATGCCTATTACAATACTCAGGGTATCTTCTAATTGATGAGTAGCACGCCAATTAGAAGCACCTTCGGCGAGTTCTATGGTTATAGCTGGCCATTGAAAAATCTGCCCAGTCAAGCCACCTATAAAAATATTCGTATCACTGATATTAGATAGACTTAAGCTATCTTGTAATACATCTTGTAAATTTTCTAATAATGTTTTATAACTTGGGGTTGACATAACTATATAGTCTCACTTATTTTCTCTTGCACCCAATTAACAAATGTTTCTCCTAATACATTTAAATCATCTTTTACGAAATAGAGGAAAGGTCTTGCGGGTTTAAGGCCTACTAAATTTTGTTGAAAAGCAGCATAATCTACATTGCTTGCCAATATACCCTCGTTACCCCTAATTGTTACAGCACTGGGACGAGTTACACTTAACATTAATCTTCCAGTTCTTTTGAGAATGGGATGTGCAGGGGGATAACCAAGTGATAATCTTATTGCTTGGGTGCTTCTTTTTAGGGGTGCCCATTTTCCATCTGGTCCCTTTTCTGCCCAAAATCTTTCTGCTGTCTTTCTTAAAAAGTATTCTTCAAGATATTCCTTGAGTGGTTTTTGGGCATCTTTTAATTTCCTATCAAGTTTAACCATCCACCTATGAAAATTTTCTATTCCATAAATGGTTTTATGCGTGCCTGCCTTCAATCCAAATCACCTATCCTATTTGAATCTACTTCCCAATTAATCTCGTCATCTAAATTAAATATAGGCGAATAATTAGATGTGGAAGACCTAAATCCATAAGAAGAATTAGTGCCAATTTCATTCCCAGAACTATCTATAAGCACTACCTTGCCCTCAATGATTTCATTGAGTAAATCGGTGGCGAATTTTTTAATTTGATTTACATATTTTTCTTCCGATTCGGTGGATTTAAGTTTGATTGTCCTCAATGCAAAATAAGCTGCCATGTGTGCGGATATAATTGTAATTACGGGTGGGATTGTAGTAAAGGGGACATCGTATTTAAAAGCCAACTTGCTATCTATGATGTCGTCTGCTTTTTCTATCCAATAATTTACGGTAGTATCATCCATAATAGCATCTGTAACCTTAGCAAGTATTTTACGCACATCATCATCTGCCGAACTATACGAGTAATTTCTGCTCATCCTTCAATCTCCCAAGTTTCTAATCCCCCATATGAAAAATCATAATCCCATATGTTAGCTCCTGCATCTGTTAGTTTATCTGCAATTTGTTTTTTCTTGTTCCATCCGCAATAAACCATCATTACTCCTCCACCACCACTTCCAGTAATCTTTAATCCAAGAGCACCATTTTTTAGGGCTATTTCAGTTAGTTCTTCTATGAATGGGGGTGATATTTTATCTGATAAGCTTTTTTTGTATTTCCACCCCTCTGATAAACCAAGAGCAAATCTATTTAATTGACCCGTGCATAAGGCGTGTTTCATAGCAGTAGATAATTCTTTTATACAATGCAGGGCTTTTTCTTTTTCTTTTATATCCTTAATTGTTTCCTTAATTAAATCTTCTGATTTGTGAGTTTTTCCAGTATAAGCAAGCATTAAACTATACTGTAATTCATTAATAACATCTTGTTTGATTTTGGGATGGATAATATCGGGATAAAGATGTTTTGGGCAAAATTCCATATAACTAAAACCACCCTCTACGGCACTATATTGGTCTTGGTATCCACCAGCCAAGCCCATATCTATTCTTTCTATCCCCCAAGCCAGTCGTGCTAATTTATTTTTTTCAAATCCCAGATTAAAATAATGATTAAACAATCCCAGCATAGTTACTACTATGGCGGAAGAGGTTCCTAATCCAGCACCTGGTGGAACATCAGAAGATAAATATAAATCAAATCCCCCCATATCATAATCTACCCGACCTCTTATTCTATCTATAACAGCTTTTACTAAACCCAATTTTCCTTCTTTGTCAAATCTTTCTTGTGAATTTATATGAATGAATAAATTAAAGTCTTGTGAGTGTATCTTTATTTCCCTATCATTTCTAGGAACCAATGTGCCATAACAATATTTATTTATAGTAACATTTAATATTTTACTTCCGTATTTTGAAATGTAGGGTTCTAAATCTGTTCCACCCCCTGCAAGTCCCAACCTGAGAGGAGCTTTGGCTCTAATTATTCTCATCATTCTCCTCTAAATAAATACCTTTTAGCATAGTTTAATTTAGAAAAAGTTCCTATATCAATATATTTCTCATCTGTTTCTATTAAATTTACTTTAAAGGGTAATCTAATTAGTTTTTGGTTCCCATTTCCCCAGATACCACTGCCGAGGCAATCCCCTTATGTTTCTTGGCGAGTTTTTCAAAATTATCAAATAAAATTGTATCCCCGTTTATAACCGCAAATTTCCGAGAATTCCCAAAAAACTCTTGAGCATTATATAGAGCCCCGCCAGTATTTAACGATTCGCTTTCCTCAACATATTCAACTAAAAAATCTTCCTCTTTACAATAATTTTTAATAGCTTCTTTCTTGTATCCCACACTTAAAACCAAATCATGCTTTTTAAATCTTTTAAATAAATAATATAGAAAGGGTTTTCCGTGAATAGAAACCATAGATTTGGGCATGTGTTCAGTTAGAGGGTATAGCCGAAGTCCTTTCCCCCCACACAAAATCAATATTCTCATAATTTTTCAATAGCCCTTACGCATCTCTGGGAAGATTTTCCATCAAAGGCACAAAAATAATCTTTAACCATTTTTTGTCTTTCTTTGCTTTTTTCTTGCGGATTTTTCAGGCTCCAATTAACAGCATTTTCAACATCTTCGTGTGTCTGGGCATATAGATACGAACCAGATTTCAATAAATGCTTAAAGTGTCTTTGGGTTTTTATTATCCCCCTTTTGTCAGCAATAACCACGGGTATATCAAAACACATTGCTTCAATCGCTATGGTGGAAGCGGAAGTTATACAAACATCAGCTAATTGCCAAAATTCCTTTAATGTGCCTTTGGAAACATAAAAACCATCTTTTCTGTATTTTTTATTTGTATCTCTATATAAGTTCGTTCCTATGCTGGGATGAGGATGAACCATAAGCAAATTAGGAGTTTTGAAATTCCTTAATCCACCCATAATTAAATCTGCTGTTTCTTCCGCATAAGAAGAACTATAAAA